TGGAGCCGCCTGACGGAATCGAACCGTCGACCTACGCATTACGAGTTGATCGGACCGGCGGGTATGGGCTGGCACCCGCTGGCACTGGTCACCGCTCCTCCCCTGCCAGGAACGTCGATGCCAGCGAGTGCCAGCGAGTGCCATTCCTGCTACTGCAACGCCGTCTGCAACGGGCCGTGCAACGGGCTACCGGTCGTCCGAGTCCACAAGGTCACGCGCCGACATGTCCTCGCCCCGGTGCTCGTACCCCCGCCAGTACTGGTCCCGGGGCGCCCGCTCCACAGTGACCGCGAGACCGTCGGCCACCTGCCGGGTGTTCACGGCCAGCGCGACAGTGGCGAGGGTGAGGCCCACCACGGCAGCGGCGAACGCCCTGCCGCTGACGTGACCGTCAAGCAGGGACAGGAGTCCAGCGGAGGCGAAGACCAGGGCGGCGGCGGTCAGTAACAGATTGGCGGTGCGGGCGGTGCAGTGACGCACGGGTGGCTCCGATCTGTCGAGCGGCGTGGTGGCGATCGGAGGCCGGGCGCGCCTCCAGGTTCCCCGCTGGCACGCCGGCACGCGGCCGGCGCTGTGCTGGCGTTGACGCTGCTCGAAGTGGCGGACGGTTTCTGAGGCGGCCGGGCAAGTGCTGAAGATCGATCCCCCACGGGTTTTTCATCGTGGGAGTCTCCCCTGTGGGACTGGTGGTGGTGCAACTTGCACCAGCAAACTGTTCAGATAGCGAAATATGAGTGATCATGCGGCTACCGATCGACGGCCGCTAGTTTACCTGCAACAACTACCCGGCGGCGGTACCCGGCGGATGGGCAGCCACGAACGACCCACGGCCCTGATGTGTCTCGATCCAGCCGCGGGCGTCCAGCAGCAGCAGCGCGTGCCGGATCGGCGTCGCCGACGCCTCGTACTGCACGCACAACTCGGCGATCGACGGCAGCCGGTCACCCGGCTTCAGCTGGCCGGACCGGATCGACGCCGTGATGTCGTCGATCACCTGCTCGTACACGGGTCGTCTGGGCATGGCGGGGCCACCTCTCGTCAGCCCTCTGAGCGTCCCACTGATCGTGACCCACTGTGCATGCAGTGTTGACTCTGCATGCACTGCGTTCTAGGTTGCCGAGTGAGGGCCACTTCTCGTCAGCAGCGGAACTGGCCCGGCCGGGCGGGGGCCGGCGCGGTCCCCCCGATCACACCGCCCCGCCCGGCACCCTCCACCGCGAAGGAGGCGGCCGTGGACCCGCACCGGATGACCTGGCCCGGCGGCCGATGCCCCGACGGCGCCGCCGTCCCCCAGCCGCCCCGCACCGCCCCGCCCGCACGCCGGCACCTGGTCGCCGGGTGGACCGTGGCTGTCGTCGTCCTGGTCCTCATGGTGGCCGGGATCGCCGGGTGGCAGCTGTGACCGCGATGTGCCCTGACATCGGGCAGCGCGGTGACGTGGCGGTCGCGGCGATGATCGTGGAGGCGCACCGCCGGTGCCAGCCCTGCGCGGCCGGCAGGTGCGAGACCGGCAGGCACGCCGCCCAGCAGCTCGCCGCCCACCGGACGGCCCGGGCCGTCGCGCTCGGCCGCCGATGACCGCCCCGCAGCCGCGTTGCCTCGGCTGCGCCATGGCGTCCGGCGCCCACCGGTGCGCCGGGGACCGGGAGCTGCTGCCGTACGGCGGGTACTGCGGCTGCCGGGTTCCTGGCTGCGGGCCGTCGGCCGGGCGGGAGACGAAGAGCCAGCGCTGAACACAAAGACGCCCCCGACCGCAGTGGTCGGGGGCGTTGCCGCGTCGGCTACTGACCTTCGGTGCGCCGACGCAAGAACTCCCGCACTGCCGACTCGCGCACGTACCGGTACCCCGTCTCTGACCGGTACCACGTGTCGCCTCGGGCGCCGAACTCGCCAGCGTCCACGCGGCGGCGGATGGTGTCGACGCTGTCCGGGTAGCCGGCCGCCTGCACCAGCTCCGTCACCCGCTTGACGGTGAGCCACCCCGCTGCTGCTGCCACGACCACCCTCTCTGCCAGCGCTCGCAACCCTGGCGAGTCTCCTGATGATCGCAGACGCAGGGCGGCGGGGGCAGCAGTGGAGGGTGGTGACATGCAGGAAGAGTAGCAACCTTGGCAACCCTTGCAACCCTGTGACATGATTCCCGGCATGAGCACCGTGACCGAGGCGCGCAGCGCCGCCGCCAGCCGGGTCGGAGCGCCCACCGTCATCGCCCTCGCGCTCATCGCCGCCGTCTGGGTGTGCGGCGCCGTCTGGTCCTTCGAAGAGCAGACCCGCCTTGCCGAGCAGCTCGGCTTCGAGATCCCCGAACTGCTGCCGCTCACCCTCGACGGCCTGGCCGTCGCCATGGCTGCGGTCGCGTTCGCTGCCAGCCTCGACGCCCGGCCCGCCGTGTACGCCCGCCTCATCACCGCCGTGGCGATCGGAGCCAGCGCGGCCAGCAACGCCTCCGCGGCATGGCGGCGATCGGCTGGCGACGAGCAGACCGTCGTCATCGCAGCCGGTGTCGCGGTCGCCGCCATGTTCGCCTTCGAGGTGCTCCTCGGCGAGGTGCGTCGGCAGGTGCTGCGTCACCGCGGCCAGCCCGGGCCCGTCGCGATCGTCTACCCGCGGTTGGTCCGGCTGTTCCTGTCGCCGTGGCCGACGTTCGCGGCGTGGCGGCGGCTCGTCCTGGACGCCACCGACCCGCAGCGCGACTTCGACCGCCGGCCGCCAGTCCAGGCGACTGTGGTCGACGAGTCCGACCCGGGCATCCGGATGTGCCGGCAGCTCCAGCGGGAGATGGCCGCGGCGCAGCAGTCCATCGCTCCCCGGATCGCCCGCGTGGCCCTTGCGGATCACGCGCTGCACTGGTCGGCGGTGGTCGACCGGCCGCTGCTCCCGGCTCGCATCGCGGCGCAGATCGGCCCGACCCCCGAGCCCGCCGCTGAGCCGGTCCGTGAGCCGGTTCCAGCCCCGTCCGCTGAGCCGGTCACCGGCTCACCCGAGACGGTCGCGGCGGCTCACACACCGGCTCAGCGAGGCGTCACCGAGAGGCTCACGAAGACGACCACCACCGACACCGCCAAGAGGATCGCCCAGGCTCACGCCCGGCTCACGCGGCGGCTCAAGCGCGAGCCCACCAACCCGGAACTGGCCAAGGAAACCGGGTTCAGCGTGGCCACCGTCAAGCGGTGGAAGGCCACCCAGAAGTAGACGAGCCGGGGCGCGGCTCACCGACCAAAGCAGCGCCGCGCCCCGCCCTCCCCCGGAAGGAAGGAACCACCATCATGCCTGCGACCCACCACGTGTGCGGCTACGTCCCCCCGGACTCGCCTATGCGAGCCCTGGCTGGCCGGATCATCACTCTGCCCGCCCGCGGTCTCCAGCAGCTCGCCGAGCGGGTCGGCGAGCTGCGGGCCGCCGGTGCCCGGCCGTTCGTCCTCGCCGTGCCCCGGCCGGTGAACTGGACCCGCATCGCGGTCGCGATCACGGCTGGCGTGCTCGCCGATCTGGTCGCCGCCCTGGTCGCAATCCTCACCGGCCACACCACCTCCGCATGGGTGGCCGCGGCCGCCATGGTGTTGCTCGGCATCAGCCTGTTCCCCGTGCTCACCCACCTCGAAGCGGAGGACCAGGGCTGATGGCCAGCCGCATCTACCGGGTGCACGTCTACGACGGCGCGTACGAGGTGCTCCACAAGCGCACCCTCACCTACCAGCTCGACCTCGAAGGGCCGGGAGTCGACGGCGTCCTAGACCGGCTCCTCCAGGCCCTCACCCGGCTGGCCAGCACCACCGAGAACGAACCGATGGACGCCCCGCGGCTAGAGATCTGCGACCCACAGACCGGTGCCATCCTGCTCGACTGGAACGGAGCCTGACGTGGCACACACCATGTCCCCCACCGCAGTCGCGATTCTGCTGCTGCTCGCCCTGCTCGTCGACTACATGAGCATCGGGCCCAACAGCCTGCGCGACCGGCTCGCCTTCATCATGGCCGTTCCTGCGCTCAAGGAGGGCTTCGACGGCTCCCCGGCTGACCAGAAGACCGTGGCCGCCGCCGGCGGCGCCATCCAGAGCCTGCTCGACTCCACCGGCGGCGCGTACATCGCCGGGGCCAGCGTCAACGCCATCCTCGGCGTCGCCATCGGCCTGCTCTGGATCTATGCGATTGGCTGCCTCCTGCCGGTCAAGAGCAGCAAGAAGCTGGGCCGCTTTGCGACGCTGTCCTGGCCGCAGAGCCCTCTGTACCGGATCAACTGGAAGATGTGGACCGTCGCCGCGCTGCTCGGCATGATGTCCGACCTGCCCAACGGCCTGGTCGGCGACCTCACCCGCACGCTGCTCGACATCGTGACCAACCTCGTCGCACCCCTGCCCGCCCTGCTGTTCGGAGCTGCCTGATGCTGACCACGACCATCGCCGCCGCCGCTGCCGAGGAAACCACTCGGGGGTGGGGAGGCCCGATCGCCCTCGCCATCGTGGCCGTCATCTACATCGCGGGTGCGACGTTGCACTACGGGTGGCTGGAGCGTCGAGGCCTACCCTCCCCCACCGAGGACGTTGACACCGACACTGGTGTCAACGCGCAGGTCAGCCCGGTGTCTGACACCGATGACACCGACCGTGACACCAAGCCTTGGTGGGGCGAGATCATCGATCGGCATGGACGGCGTGTTCGCGTCAGCGCTGGGCCGGGGCCGGGCGACGAGGACGTCGATGTGGACCTCGGGGGCGAGGACGAAGAGGAGCCCACCGTCGAGGACGTCATCGTGAAGCTGGAGCGACAGGGGCTGCCGTACATGGAGATCGTGCGGCACCTGATGGACGAGTTCGAGGTGTCGGAGGCGACGGCGAAGCGGCGGATCCGGGAGGTGCGGGCCGCGCAGCGCATCGGCTGACCCTCGGACATGACACAGCGCCCCCGCGCGGCTTGTGCCGGCGGGGGCGCTGTCGTGTGCGAGCTACTCGGTGGCGGGGTTCTCCTGCGCGGCGAGGGCGTCGATGAGGTCGGCGCGCAGGACCAGCGTGGTGCCGACGTACCGGCAGGGGATCTCGCCCGCCTGGATGCGCTTGTGGAGGCCCTGCTTGGAGCCGTAGCCGAGCACGGCGGCGGCTTCGGCGAGGGAGTAGAGGCGGGGGATGTCGGGGTCGAGGGTCGGGTTTCCCATGCTCTTAATGTAGCGGCGCAGTGGACGAACGTCAACACTAGACCTGTCGTGAAAAAGGTTGGAGAAGTAGTTGACGATCGTCCACTGCGCGGGTTAAGCTATATGCACAAGGGAGCGAGAGAGGGAGACGGAAATGCAGATCACCGCCGAGGCCGCCGCCAACGAGATCCGCCGAGTGTTCAACAAGCTGGCCGCCGGGACCGCCGACTACCTGATGAGCGTCGCGGAGCTGGCCACCGCCACCACCCTCACCACCAGTGAGATGCAGGCGGGGGCGCTGCACCTCATCAAGACCGACCCGAAGGTGTGGATCTTCCCGGAGAGCAACCAGAAGGTGCTGCTGCCGGAGGAGCGGATCTACGCCCTCCAGATCGGCGGCCAGCGCAAGCACTGGATCACCTGGACGCGGTGAGGCGGGGTGGGGGCCGCGAGGCCCCCACCGCAAGGTCAACTTCTCTCCCTCTCCCCGCAAGGTCAACTTCTCCGAGAGGAACCGCCATGCCCGAGCCGCCCCTGATGGACCTGATCCGCGAGTACGGCCGCACCATGGACCTCGCTGGGCGCTACCAGGCGCTGGGCAGCGCGTCGGCCGGGCAGACCGAGCGGCAGGCTGGCCAGCTGCACGACGAGATCGAGCGGCGCATCAACGATCTGGTGACCGGGCTGGCCGCCTGACCCGGGCACGACGAAAGCGGCCCCGCCCCCACGAGGGGAGCGGGGCCGTTTCGCTGCGCCAGCCGGGGAGGGTCAGCGGCGCAGCTGCGCCACCGGCGTGGTCTTCGGCGTCACCTGCGTGCGCGTCAGCAACGCCAGCACGCCCACCACCGCCACCTGCACGGCGCCGACGGTCTCCTGCGACACGTCCAGGCCGTACGCGGCCACCAGCACCGCCACGGCGGTGACCAGGCCGGTGAACGCGGCCGGCGCGACCGGACGCACCAGCGTCGCGTTGACCGCGGCCAGCACGGCGGACAGGACGGCGATGATCGCGGCGGACTGCTCGGCGGACAGGCCGTCGAAGCCGAACGTCACGGCCACGCCGAGCAGGGCGGAGATCGCCTGGATGTAGAGCGTGGGCTCACGGCCGAAGATCTTCACGAGGGCTCCTAGAGTGAGAGGGTGCAGCGGTACGTACGGACGCCAGACGGGCTGGCAGAGGTCCCCGAGCCCTGCCCGGACGGGCACACCGACACCACCCCGGCGTGGGGTGCCTGCCCGGTGGAGGGCTGCTGGGAGATGGGCCGGCAGTGGCGCTGCCGACAGCCGGGCTGCGGGAAGACCACGCAGCACCAGCACGTACACCGAGGCCGGGCTACAGGTGACGGCCGTTGATGGTGCCGCCCGGATCACGCACCATCACCCGCAACTGCTCCAGACGCACCTCCGCGTCCAGACCAACCGGGGCGAGGATCGCCGCCCGCCACGACCGCAGCGTCGCCACCGCAGCGTCTATCTCGCCGGACAGCTCCCGCATCTGCTGGCGGGCCTGAGCCGCCTCAGCCCGGGCGGCCACAGCTTCCCGCTCCGCTTCCGCGGTACGTTCCTGTAGCTCGTTGACCTGCTTCAACGCGGAATCGGTGAGCAGCGCCACCGCGTCGGCGCGGGTCTTCGGCCGGGCCAACACCCCGGCAATGATCGTGGTCACGACGCCCATCAGCCCTCCGCCACCGACGGCCGTCGCGAGCACCTGCCAACCGTTCACTGTTCGTCTCCGAGCTGCCGTAGGGCCCGCATGCCCGCCCGCACCTGCCAGCCCCGCCACGCCGAAGCGACCGACCAGCTCAGGCAGAACGCCACCGCGAACACCGCGGCGCTGCTGCCGGTGGACAGCAGCGCCACCCCGTACAGCAGCGGCGCCGCTGTCTGCCCGACCATCGCCGCCAGTTCCAGCACCAGCACCCGGTAGGTGTCCGGGAGCGCCATGCTGGCCAGGCCGATGACGCCGGAGCTCAGGAGCAGCAGGTACCACACCCACAGCACCCACGGGTCGACGAGCTGTTCCAGACTGGTGGGCGGTTTGACGCCAGCCACGAACGCGGTGCCGAGCAGCGCGGAGAGCACCAGGAACATGACTTCGTGGGGGCGGTGCCGGCCGGTGACGACGATCGTCGCCACCCGGGCTACCCCGCCAGCCGCGCGGACAGCTCGTCGGCCACGTGCCGGGCGAGCGTCTCCGGGATCGCCGCGGCGATGCGCTCCGGGGACAGACTGGCCAGCAGCAGCGGCGCGAGCTGCTCCGCCACCGCCTGCTCGTCGACCACGTCCCGGCCGGCGAGGGCGGCGATGTCCGCCCGCGCCGCGGTGACCTGGCCGGGGACGCCGCGCAGCATGTCGAGCACGGCCCCGAAGGTGACGCCGGAGCGGCCGATCTGGCAGCCGTGCAGGGCCTCGCGGATGATCGGGATGTCGGCTCTGGTGAGCGGCATGTCGTCGTCCTCCTGGTCGTGGATGAGTCCGATGGTGGTGAGGTAGCGGCGGAACAGCGGCGTGAGGTCCCGGCCCGCCTTCGTGCTGTCGCGGAAGAAGCTGATGTGCGTGTGGTACAGGTGCGAGCTGTCGCCGCCGGTGCGGCGGCCGAGGCGGTCCCACCGCTTGACGGTCCGGCCGTCCGGCGAGTAGATGACCTCGCGGATGTCCCGGCTGTCGGCGGTGTCGGCGGCGCACTGCGCGACCAGCCACGCGGAGAACGACCGCAGCGTGTGCGTGCCCCCACCGGAGCGCACCGAGAAGGTGCCGACGTCCAGCGCCGACGCGAACGACGACAGGCCGGTGCGGTCCCGCTTCGACTCCACCACCGAGTAGTCGTTGCTGACGACCCGGTCGGAGCCGCAGTGGTAGCCGCCCCGGTGGGAGGGGTCGCCGACGATGCCGACCTCCGCCGGCTCCAGGTCGTCGCCGCGTACGGCCTTCTTGTCGACGTTGAGGTAGGTGAGGAGCAGGGTGCGGACGGCGAGCAGGTTGGGCGGAGCAGCGGTCACGAGATCCTCCGCACCTGAAGCGACGAGCCGGCCTTCAGCACGGCGGACGTAGCGGCGGCGGCCGACGACTGCGCCCACCGCAGCCGCAGGTTCCCGCTGGACAGGCTGGTCACGAGCGTGCCGCGCAGCAGCGCGGCCACCTGGTTACTCACGCCGCCGCCGCCAAGGGTGAACGTCTGATCGTTGGCGGCCGAGCCGAACGCGTACGGTTGCAAATCCCCGTACGCGGTGGTCGACAGGGAGCTGAGCCCGAGCATCCCCCAGACCATCGTCCCGCTGGGCCAGTTGAAACCGGCCTTCGCGTCCTGGTTCGCGGTGGCCTCATAGATGAGCAGCGCCTCGACGTCGTACTCTGCGCCCGCTACGACCGGCACCGTGATCGCGTCGACCAGGGTCGTCGAGTTCGTGACAACCACGTCCGCGGCGAGCCGACTGGTCAGCGGCGCGAGCGCGTTGAGGCGGGCGGGCGTAAGCCGCATGCCGGACATGATGGTGATCGCCATGCAGGCTCCTCTACAGGGGGACGATCGCCGGGTAGGCGACGTCGACGGGCGTTCCGGCTGGCCAGGCACGCGCGAAGCCGCCGAGGCCCCGGCCGCCGGTAGCGACGGTCGCGGTCTGCGTCAGCCCCGTGCCGGTGATGGCCGACAGGCGGACCAGCTCCCCGCCGACCAGCACGTCCAGCGGGAACTCGGCCCCGTCGGCGGCGGTTCCCCACCGGCCGTTGGCAGCCGTGGACGTGATCTGGAACGTGGTGGCCGCGTCGGTGATGTCGGCGGTCAGGACGGTGCCGTCAGCGGGCACCCGCTCGTCCCCGTCGGCGGTCGCCGCGACCCACGGCGACGCCGGCACCGTGTTCAGGGTCGCCTTCCAGGACGTGCGGCCCGCGTACGTCTCGGCAGCACCCACCACCAGCTGGTCGACGACGCCCGGCACGTTCTGCGCGGGCGGGTTGACGACCTGAACGCGGGAGCCGGGCACGCAGGCACACCATGACGCCGCCAGCGCCCGGTTGGTGGACACGTTGAGGCTGACCGCCGGGTAGCGGGGCTCCGGCACGGTGGTGGTGCGCAGGCGGAACCCTGCATGGTCCGCCACCGGGGCATCGGAGGCGAGACTCACCGATGCCGACGCCTCGATCTCGCCCTGGAGGTCGACCGATGCGAGGTCGACGGCGGTGGCCGACGTCCCGTCGATTCGCTCGACCGTCCACCGGTTGCGCAGGAGCTGGTCGTCATCGACCGGCTCGAAGGGGGTGCCGAGTTGACCGGCAGCGGCGTCGATGGTGAGCGTGACGGGGGCGTTGTACCGGGCTGACCGGGGCAGGTAGCCGAGACCGAACCCGGACTCGTAGATGAGCCCCAGGTCGGCTTCCTCGCACTGCCGGTAGAGCACGAGGGAGGGCTCCGCTGCCTGTCGGCCCATCCGCACAACCATGTCTGCGGGCACGGCCGGCGTGGTGAACGGAATGCCGTCCTGCGCACACAGCCGAGCGAGCCGCAGGTGGGCGACCTCCGACCAGTGCGACCAGGCTGGCCCGTACACGCCTATGCCGTAGGGGTCGATGCGGTACTCGCGCAGCTCGTCGATGGTGGTAGCGGACGCGAAGATGGCCAGGTGGCCGAACGGCATGGACGCCGTGCTGGTCTGGCGGCCGCTGTTGACGGAGACGGAGACGATCCCGGCGAGGGTGCCGGCGGTGGAGCCCTCGATGACGTCGCGGTATCGGACGCGGATCGTGCCGCCGTCTTGCCACACGCTGAGCTGCTGCTGGACGAAGCCCAGGAAGACGCCGCTGTCCTGCAAGACGGTGGTACGGGTACCGGCGGCGGTGTACGCGAAAAGCTGGGTGCCGAAGTAGGGGGTTTCGGTCTGCACCAACTGCCAGCGGACGTACGTCCCGCCCGGGGTGGCGAGGTCCATCAGGACGACGTCCCCCGGGATCGTTTCGGTGTCGGTCAGCGCAGACACGAGCACTGTCCACGCACTCGCGGTCGCGGCGGTGACGGCGGCGGGCACAGCCGCTGAGAGGCTGACGCCGGCCTTCAGGTCGACGACCCGGCCGGTGCCGTAGCGCAACGCCTGGTCTGGGTTCCAGCCCCAGCTCTGATCCGCGACCTCGACGAACTCCGGTATCGGACCCGTGACGATCATGGGCGGGTGACCTGCGATGTCGGACCCGATCTGTGTCGCCGCCGGCCCGTCTTCCATCGGCCAGTAGGCGACGGGCTGGGCGGCCCGGTAGGCGCGTTGCATCGGTGACCGGGCCGGTGGCGAACCACGCCCGAGGCGACCGAGTACCCCCACCGCCTCCAGCTTGGCGAGGGCCATGAGCCCGGAGTTCCCGGGCCAGGTCAGCGGCCACTTCCGGACGTAGCCGGAGAAGCGGTTGCGCCAGCCGACGCCGTCGCCCAGGTCGACGTCGAAGGAGATCGGCGTCCACTTCCGGACGTTCGGCCAGTACGGGGAGCGCGGGTCGTAGGCGGTGAACCTGCCGTCGGTGTTCTTCAACGTCAGGCTCATCGTGGACGTCTCGGGCTGCTCGGCGCCCGACGAGCGGCCCCACCCGATCCGGACCTCGTCCGGGACGTGCCACCACGGGGTGACGTCCGTCCACGCCCACGTGCCCGGGTCGGCGGCGATCGACGCCCCGAACGCGACCCGGATCCGCACCATCAGCGAGTCACCCGTCAGGTACGACACCCGGCCCCCTCTACGTGTTGCTGCCGATGACCCGCTGCACGTCGCCGCCCCTGGTGCTCACGGTCTCCCGCAGCACCAGCACCAGATCGGCGCCGCGCGCCCGGAACTCGCCGGTGAGCCGCACCTCCGCGTGCCCACCGCCAGCCGCGCCACCGCCGGTCAAGGGCTGCACGGTCGCGCCGCGGCCCAGGTGCACCAGCTCCGGCCCCGCCTCACCCACGATCGCCAGGCCGGCGCCCATGATGTGGCCGCCCTTGGCGAGCATCGGCAGGTGCGGGGCACTGATGCTGTTGCCGCCGATGCCCGGCACCCAGCCCGGCACCGACCAGGACAGCCGCCCGACGGTGCGGTTCCAGCCGCGCGCAATCGCGTTGAAGGCGGCCCGGAACGGCGCCGACACGATGTCGCGGATGCTGGCCAGCCCGCGCCGTAGCCGCCCCGGCAGCGACGTGAACCACCCGAGCAGCTCGCCCGCCTTGCCCTTGACCCAGCTGCCCGCCTTCCCGATACCGGCGAACACGGCGCTCCAGAAGCCGGTGAACATGCCCCACCAGCGCTGGAACAGGCCAGCAAACCAGCTACCGATCGCCGTCCAGAAGCCGGAGAAGACCGCCCACCACGTCTTGGCGGCGGCGACGAGGAAGTCCCACACCGCTATCGCGGCGGTGGCGATGCCGTCCCAGACGGCGATCCAGAACTTGCGGAACGCCTCGCTGTTCTGCCACAGCAGCACGATCCCGGCGACCAGGGCGACGATTGCGATGATGATCAGCCCGATGGGGTTGGCCATCATCGCGGCGTTCCACAGCCACTGCGCGGCCGTCGCGACCTTCGTGATGCCCGCCCAGATCAGCGTGACGGCGTTCCACGCGGCCATCGCCCCGCGGACGGCCCACACGCTGACCGCCAGGCTGGCGATGACCGCCCCCACGGTGAGCAGGGTGGACGAGTTGTCGATGGCCCACTTCCCGACCTTCTCCAGCGTCGGGATGGCCTGACCGATCTTCTCCACCAGCGCCGACTGGACCTGCCTCTTGAAGGCCTCCAGCTTCTGCGCGGACGTCTGCTCCAGGGCGTCCCCGGCCCGGCCGGCAGCCCCGCCGACCTTGCCCAGAGACGCGGCGGCGGTGTCGAGGTCCAGCTTGCCGAGGGCGCCCTGGAGGTCTTCGGCCTTCGTGCCGAACAGCGCCACCGCGGCGGCCTCGCGTTCGGTCGGATCCCGCATCGCCTGGAGCCGCTCCAGCACGGTGCCGAGGGCGTCGCGGGCGGCCGGACCGCCCTTGGCGAAGATCGCCGTCATCTTGTCGGCGTTCAGGCCGATCGCCTTGAAGCCCTCCGCGCTGGACTTGCTGCCATCAGCCGCCCGGATGGCGAACTCCTTCAGCGCGTCCGCCACCGTGTCGAGATCCCTCGCGCCAGCCTTGACGCCCTGATTCATCAGGCCCATCGCGTCCGCGCCGCTGAGCCCGAGCTTCCGGAACTGGGTGGAGTACTCCGACATCGAGTCGAGCAGGTCACCGGCCTGGTCGCCGCTGGCCTGGAAGCCGCGGGTGATCAGGTCGAGGGCCTCCTCGGCGTTGCGCGCCAGCCCGTTGCGGACCATCTGCCCGGCCGCCCGCGCCGCCTGGGTGACGTCCAGGTCGAAGACCTGCGCCAGCGTCTGGGCCTTGACGGTGATGTCCTCGATGATCGCCGCGTCGGCGCCCTTGGGCAGCAGCCCGGACTGCATCACGGCGCGGGCGGCGAGCATCGCGTCGGCGGCCGTCTCACCGAAGCCGCGGCCGTAGACCCGGCCGGCGGCCTCACCGATGCGCTGCGCGAGCGCCGGATCGCCCACCTGCGCGGACAGCTTCGCCCGGGCCGCGTCGAGGTTCATGCCGCCGAGCAGCCCCGCGCCGATCCCGGCGGCCATCGCCGCGCCGACCACCGGGGCGTACTCGCGGGCCTTCTGCCCGGCCTGCCGCATCCGGTCCTGGGCGGCCTTCACGCCGCGGGCCAGGTGGGTGTCGTCGGCCTTCAGGTAGGCCACCAGCTCGCCGAGCTTCAGCGCCATTCGGACCTCCTAGTGGACACACGCCGGTACCGTGCTCGGGTCACGTACCGCTACGGGAGGTAGCTATGAGGGCACGTCACGCTCTGGTCTGTGTTGCGCTGGCCGGCGCGCTCACCGCATGCAGCAGCAGTGGTCAGCCGGCGGCGTCGGCCCCCGCGACGAGCGGGGCGCAGCAAGCCGTCGACGCCATCGCCGAGAAGTGGCCGGCGCCGAACCCGCGCGACACCTCCGACGGGTGCCGGGCGAAGGACGGCGACACCGCGAAGGGCTGCGAGTCCCGCGTCACCACCGACGCCGTCACCGTGCTGGAGTTCGCCGACGAGGCCACCGCCGCCCGGTGGGCGAAGGAACTCGGCAAGGCGGGCGACACCCGCCAGGCCGGCCGGTACGTGCTGTCCTGGACGGCCCGGGAGCAGGACCTGACCAGCGACGAAGCCCGCGCCGACATGGTGACCATCGTCAAAGCGATCTAGTGGCCGGGGAGGCCGGGTGTCTCCGGCTCGGGGGCGAGCGCCCGGTGCAGCCGGGTGTCCGCCGCCAGCAGCCCGAGGATCCGGTCCTCCAGCCACCGCCAGGGCCGGGCACGCATCAGTGCCCGGTCCCCGACGTCGATGCCGTACTCCGACTGCAGGTCAGCCTCGATGAGCCGCCAGTGCGTCAGGATCTCCGCCCACGAGAGCCCCTCGCCCGTCCTCTCCCGGACGACCTGCTCGGGGATGTCGTACCACTCGTAGAGGCCGGTGTGCGGGTCGCGTTCGCCGCGCCCGTACTGGTCCGCCCAGCTGCCCGACGCTCCTGACGGTTCGTCGGGCCCCAGGCTTCCGGGCGGCCACCCGACTTCCAGTACCGCTCGGCGGCTTCCTCGCCGCCGACGATCCACGCGTACGCGGTCGCCCCGCAGTACTGGATGTGCGGGTGGGACACCCCGTCGGCCATCATCGCCTGGTAGGCGTCGCCGAGGGTGCGCTGCGCCAGCGTCAGATCGTCGCCGGCCAGCGCCGGGAGCGCCTCGATGCGGCCGATCGCGGCCTGCATCTCTTCCTCGGTCGACGCGGCGTGGATCCGCCCGCCGGCCTCGGCGAGGAGCTGGCACCACAGGCCCAGCTCCGCGTCGGGCAGGGGCACCACGTACTCCCGTTCGGTGCCGTCCCGGCCCGGTACCCCGCCGAGGGTGAGCCCCGGGTCGAAGTACTGGCTGAGCCCGGAGAGCTTCGCCATCAGGCGTACAGGTAGTCGTCGGCCGTGGTGTTCGGCGAGGTGCCGCCCGGCGTGGTGACCGTGACGTCCTTCGCCCCGGCGGTGCCCGCCGGGGCCGTGGCCACGATCAGCGAGTCGTTGACGACCGTGTAGTTCGTGGCGTTGTTCGAGCCGAACTTCACCGCGGCGGCGCCGGTCGCGCCGGTGAACTTCGCGCCGAAGATCTGGACGAGGTTCCCGCCGGCCGTGGAGCCGCCCGACGGGACGAGGCCGGTCACGGCGGGCAGGGCGCTACCGGCCGGGTTGGTGATCGGCGTGAGCTTGCCCTGGCCCTGGATGACCAGGGAGATGACGTCCAGGGAGCCCGGGCCGCCGCCGTCCGGCGGGAACGCCTTGACGTAGGCGCGGCCCTCCTTGGCGTTGCCGTCGTCCAGGCCGTCCTTGTCGTACCAGCGGACCCCGAACTCGCCGAGCTGCGCGCCGTTCTTCGCCGCCTCGAACTTGGTGCGCAGGAACCGGTGCACGGTGTCGAGCGCGGTGCCGGAGGCGTTCTTCGAGTGGAGCAGCTTGATCTCCAGCCGCCAGCTGTAGCCGGTGACCTGCTCGCGGGCGGCGCCGTCGTCCTCGTACCCCTCGTCGCCTTCGGTACGCAGCTCCTCGACGAGCTTGACCTCCTGCATGCCCATGAGCTGCTGGTACTGGCTGGCCGGGTAGGTGGCGGTGTCGATGTCGACGCGCATCCGCCGGGCGAGGGCGGTCACGCGGGTGGTGGGGGTCGTCGGCATGACGTACTCCTCGCTCAGTCGGTGCGGTTGGGTGTCGGGCGCATGGCCTCGACGTAGTAGTTGCTGCTGGTCTCCCAGCGGCCGTTGCTGTCGGCGCCGAGCGCCGTGTACGACTGCCGGTAGCACTGGACGATCGGGATTCCGCCCCAGGACAGGCCGTGAGCGCTGTCGAGGGCGTCGAAGATGGCGTCGGCCAGGTCCTCGGCCGTCCGGGGGTCCTTGGTGCCGCGTACGCGGATCTGGACGCCCTGGGTGTAGTCGGCGAGGCCGGTCGGTGAGGCGACGACGTACGGGGCGAGCGTGATGATCCGGTCCGGGGCGGCGGGGATGGCGCGGATGAAGATGCCGACCTCGTTGGTCTGGTAGGCGCCGGAGGCCCGCCACACGCCCACGTCGGCGGCGTGGAGGTGCTCGGCGCAGCCGGTGAGCAGTCGCGAGGTCCAGCCGTCACCGGTCGCCATGGTCAGCCTCCCTTGCTGCGGGCCGCCCTGGCGATCAGGGCCAGCATCGTGTCCCGCTCGGTGCCCATCGGCTCCTCGAGGTACTTCGCTTGACGGCCGTCGTCGTGCCGCAGCGTCAGGTCCTCGTGCTGCCGGACCGCGTACGGCCGGTCGAAGCTGACGGCGACGGTGCCGGAGCTTCGTTCGCTGGACACCTCGCCGGAGCGTTCCAGGTCGCCCTCTTCGTGCGGGGCGAGGCTGGAGGCCACCTGGAGCAGGTGCTCGGCCGCCAGCTCCAGGCCGTCGAAGGTGGCGCCCTTGAGGGCGGCGAGAACGTCATCGCCGTCCCAGTCGATGCGGAACTCGTCTGCCATCGTCACTCCAGGGACAGCTCGACGTGCTCGGGCAGGTCGAGGCCGTGGTCCTCCATCACGCTGACCGCGAGGACGCGGGCGGTGCGGCCGGTCCAGGGCAGGGTCACCAGCGACCCGGGCGGGGCGACCGTGGCGTACGGCGCGAACACGGTGGTGGAGCTGACCGCTTCGCTGCCTTCGGCGTCCTGGGTTTGCGCGACGACCTGGCGGGTGGTGTCGTCGACGACGCACGGGGCCACGTCGGCGGGGTCGGCGTACTCGTCGCCGTACGCGCCGGAGCCGGTGAGCGCCTGGACGCGGACCACCCGCGGCTCCGGGATGTGCAGCTCGCAGAACTCCTCCCACGTCACAGGTCACCTGCTCTGCGGGCCGTGGCCGGTCAACCCGGCCGCCTGGAGGATCGTCCACGCCTGCTCCCAGAGGGAGCCGATCCGGACCGGCGCGTCGTCGCTGCTGCCCGCCTGCACGCTGAGCCGGCCGATGGAGAAGCCGCCGCGGCGGGTGCCGCCGAGGCCGGTGCTGTTGCCGTGGGTGAGGTTCGCCGCGACCTGCTCCAGCGTCGCGGCCTTGAGTACGGCGACCACGGTCGTGTCGGTGGGGTCGTAGACGGCGCACAGCAGCGCCCGGTCCACGTCCCGTGACGCCCGGATGAGCAGCTGCGCCGCGTTGACGGGAGTGCGGCCGAGCTTGTCGGCCAGCTCAGCGACGGTGGCGTAGGAGCCCGGGATCTGCGGGTCGGGTCCGGCGGGAATCGGCACAGCACACCTCCAGGTGAAGCAGTTGACGGCTGGGCGGCGGGCCTCAGAAGAAGGTGACGATCTGGACGATGCCGTTCGCGCCGTTGCCGCCCGCCCCGGAGTTGTTGCCGTTGCGGGACGCGCCGCCTCCGCCGCCGCCGGAGCCGTACCTGCCGCCGTTGCCTCCCGCGCCGGCCGCCGTGGTGACCGACGCCGCGCCGCCGCCCGCGCCTCCGCCCGGTAGCGGCGACCCGGTGGGGGCGTTGTTGCCGTTGCCGGCCGGAGCGCCGTCGACCACACCGGCGGTGCCGGAGGTGACGCCCTGCGCGTAGGTGGCGAAGCCCTGCGCGCCGCCGTTCGCGGCCACATTCGAGGTGTTGATGCCGCCGCCGCCAGCGCCGCCGAAACCGCCGCTCACCGCGTTGCCGGCGCTCCCGCCAGCAACCGTGTTGCCGAACGCCCCGTTGGCGTTGGCCGGGGCGAGGCTGGATCCGGCCGCGCCGGTGGAGTTGTTGCCGCCACCGCCACCCAGGCCGCCGTAGGCGACCAGGACGTTGGCCACGACGCTGTTGCCGCCGGCGGCACCGTTCGCGCCGTTGGTGTCGTCGGTGGTCACGGCCGCGCCGCCGGTGCCGCCGGTGCCGACGGTGACGGCGTGCGTCGCCGCCAGCGCCGAAGCGGGCAGCGTGACGGACACGATCGCGCCGCCCGCGCCACCGCCACCGCCCGAGCATGCGCTGCCGGCGGCACCCCTGCGGCCCGATCCGCCACCGCCACCGGCGCCGATGGCGGTGATCTGCACCGTCACCGCTCCGGCGGGTTTCGTCCACGTGCCGGCGAATTGGAACGTCTGGACGTCCGGGGCGCCGGATTCCTTGCGGACCCCGGCCTGCCGCGCCCAGGTGCCGTTGCGGTACTCGTCGCCGTTGACCTCGTCGATGAGCACGTTGTGGGTGGCCGCGCTGTTGTTGACGAACGCGGACGGAGCGCCGGCCACCGCCGCCTCACCACCGCCCAGGTGCACGTACGTGTAGTCGACACCGGCAGCGATGGTGACGTTCTTCGCCCGGTACCCCTTGACGCCCATGATGCGGTTGCGGGACTGGCGGACGTCGACGCCCGTGTCGATCCACGTGGCCACGTTCTGATCGCCGGGGATCATCCCGTAGATCTCGTTGCCGCCGAGGTCGAGCGACGGCGGCGGCACCAACCGGATGTAGCTCGTGCCCGTGCCGGCGGCCGCCGGCTCCTCCCGGATGTCCCACCACTGGAAGTCGCGGATGACGTTGCCGTTACCGGCGTGGTGGAACAGGGTCGACCCCGCAGACGGGTGCAGGTACTCGTACCACCACGCATCGAACAGGTTGAACCTAGACGCGAACTGCGCGTTGGACTCGACGATCGCCGCGCCGGACGCGCCGACGTCGCCGGACGGAATCACCGACCGGAACCCGAAGCCGCGGAAGCGGTTGCCGTTCGGCTCGTTCGCGTAGAAGTAGGGGACGTCGTTGTCGCGGGCCGATACCGGCGTCGACATGATGATGCGCTCGAAGTCGCACAGGTACGCCCCGGCGCCCGGGCTCTCCGCCAGCTCCAGGCACGGTCCGCCGGTGTTCATGATGGCGATGTCGCGGAACGTCGCGGACTGCATGTAGCGGATTCGGACACCGGCGTTGTTCTTCGTCGGGTCAGGCGCGCCCGAGCCGACGATCAGCACCTGCGCCAGCGGGGTGACCTTGCCCATGAAATTGGACGGCGCGATGTAGCCGGTGAAGTCGAGCACCGGCCCGGTCTGCGAGCTGGCGCGGATCACGCTGGCCTTGGGCACCAGTCCGGACAGGCCGGCACCGGCGCCCAGGATCTGGCAGGTGCGGCCGGACATGCTCAGCGTGGTTTGCACGTCGATCGTCATCCCGGCCGGGATGTGCACCACCGTGTAGTTGCCGCGAGTCTCGGCGTCGTCCAGCGCGTTGATGAACGCCTGCCGGGTGCCGGGGGTGCCGTAGCGGCGGTTGTTGGCGCGGATGCCGAAGGTGTCGACGGCGCTGCCCAGGACGTCGAGCCGGTCTGCTGTGCGGGCGTAGACCGGCCAGGCCGGGCCGCCGTCGCAGGTCGCGTAGATCACGTCCACGTTGTCGGGGAACTGGATGAGCGGCAGCATCGAGGTGGCGTCGACTGTCACCGTGCTGTTCGGGATCGCCTGTCCGGCAAGGGTCAGCACGTTCGCTGGGACGGTTGCTGCCTGGTCTGCCCAGAGCTGCACCGGCCGGGTGGCCTTGCCGCGGAAGACGCCACCGACGATCGTCTGAACGACACGGGAGGCCTCGTCCGGGCCGATGAGACGCGCCATGCTGCTGCCCTTCGGTGACAGGGGGTGGCGGGGGTGGCCGGCCGTGGTCCGGCCACCCCCACGATTCACTCGGCCTTCGGGCCGTACTGCTCGCGCAGCTCGTCGCGCTTCATGCCGCGCACCTGGGCCTCGTCGAGGTCCGGGTGGGTGGCGAGCACCCAGTCCGCCCAGTCGGCCTGGGAGGCGTTCCCGGCCGGGGCGTCCGGCTGGGCGACGGCGGCGGCCTGGCCGCCCAGCTCGGCGGTCACCTCCGGCACCGGACGCTGCTCCACGAACACCTGCTCGGCTGCGGTGGTCTCCCGCCGCTGCTGCTCGGCGGTGTCGGTGATGACCACCTGGCCGCCCCCGTCGGTCTGCTCCAGGCGGCCGACCGGTCCGGGCACGATCGGCCCGGCCCCGGAGACGGCGTGGATGCCGGGCGCGACGACCTCGGGGCCGTGCGGGTTGGCCTGGCCGGCGTTCGTCGGCGGCAGGAAGTCCCCCTCGCGGGGGTCCACGGCGGCGTCCCGCAGCCGGGTGCCCACCGGCTCGTCGGTCACCTCGCGCGGGTCCGGAACCTCGGTCTCGGCCGGGGGGTTGAGGGTCTTCCCGCTGACCTTGTACCCGGCGCCCTGGCAGTACTGGATGACCGCCGGGTCGTCGGTCTCGGCGACGCCGTCCTCGAAGACGACGTTGCCGATCCGGCCGTTGAACTCCTTGTTGGGTGCCTCGATGCGGGCGGTCACGACGCGGACACCTTCACGTTGCGCAGCACCGCCGCGGACTTGGTCCGCTTGACGACCACTGCGGCCGGGCCGAGCTCCGCCTCGCCGGTCTTCACCGCGCCGGCCGTGGAGAAGTCGGGCATCCAGTTCTGCACCAGCGGGCCGCCGGCCATGCTGACGCCGTGGACGCCGTCCAGGCCGAACCGCACGGCGTACAGGTCCGCCAGGCCGGCGATGCTGCCGCCGCCCCCGGCGCCGTCGGTGTCCCGCGTGACCGTGGCGAGGACGTCGGTGGCGCTTCCGTCCTTGGTGCCCGGGTCGACCAGCGGGATGCCGTTGTACATCTCGACCGGCTGACCGATGGCGTCACGCTCGATCGAGTACTGGCCAGCGAAGGACGCCAGCGTCTTGAACAGAGCCCGCGCCTTCCGGGGGGCGTAGATCACGTCGGGGCGGCCGTCGAGCAGGCCCAGCCAGGCGTCGATGTGCGCGATCTGCGCGAACGCGAGCGCCTGCGTGTTGACCGCCGTCCAGTCCAGGTAGCCGGTCGACACGCCGTTGGACAGCGGCAGGTACTCCGTGGTCGTACCGGTGAGCAGCTTGTTGAGGCCGTCGAAGCCGTTGGCGTCGACGGCGGTGTCGCCGTTGAAGAAGGCGTCGTTGAACTTCGCCGACGTGGCCTTGAGCAGCTCCCGCATCTGGAACGCGGTCTCGGCGGCCTGCGCGACCCGGTTGAGGACCCGGTCCACCTGGAACGAGCCACCGAGCGGCTTGAGGTCCACCGAGTAGCGCTGCTTGGTGGCCTCGGTGGGCGTGTACTCGCTGTTGATCGCACGGAACGCGGCGCCGCGCTGCGTGATCTGACGGGTGTACGAGTAGGTGAGGGTGGCGCCGTTCCCGGCGCCGGAGACCACGTCGTCGAAGGTGATGCGGTTCATCACGTCCGAGGACTTCTGGAACTCGTCGATGATCGCGACGTCGACGTCATCGGTCGCGTTGAGCTTGGCCTGGGCCAGGGTGACCGGCATGGTGTGCCTCTTCGGTGGTTAGCCGCCGAGCTTGGCGGTGATGGCTTCTTCGAGGGTCTTCGGCTTGCTCTTCTGCCCGCCCGCGCCGGAGTGGTCTGCTCCCTGCTTCCCGGCCCCCTTGGTGCCGGTGTCGGCGGCGAGCCGCGGGTTGGCCTTGAGCGCCTTCTTCATGGCCGCGAGCACCTGGTCGTCGTAGTCGTCGGCGTCCGGGTCCAGCTCGGCGACGGACTCCCGGAAGGCCGAGGAGTCGAGGGTGGCGGTCGGATCGACGCCGGCCTTGTCGGCGTACTCCCGCACTGAGAGCCGGAGGCTCTTGTCGCGGAGCTTCTGCTGGGCCTTGTCCCGCTCGGCGGCGGCTGCCTTGAGCTGCTCGGCGGGGTCGGTCTTGCCGTCGGGGGTGAGTCCGGCGGCCTTGAGGATCGCGGCGATCCGCTCGTCCTTGGCCTTGGATTCGGCCTTGGCCTTCTTCGCGTCCTCGCGGGCGGCCGCGATGGCGCGGGCGGCCCGGTCGGGATCGAAGTCGCCCTCGATCTTCGCTTTCTTGCCGTCGCCGTCCTGGCCGGCGGGGTCGCCGTCCTGGTCGCCGTCGGTGCCCCCGTCTCCGGCGCCGCCGTCGCCCTCGCCCGAGCCGCCCGCGATGAGCAGGATCGGGCGGCCGTCACGCCGGTACCCGAGCACGGTGCCCGGGGTGACGTGGTGGCCGGTGAGCGGGTTGACGAAGCCGGGCAGGGCCTTGGGGTCCACGGTGGTGCCTCCTTGAGGCGGGTTGGATGGCGGCCAGTCCTTGCCGGCCAGGTGGTCAGCGGGGCGTACTGCCCGCGCCGGGCTGCTCCCTGTAGGGGAGACGCTTCAACTCGGGGTTCGCGGCGAGGTGCTGCCGCATCGCGGCCTGCCACTGGCGGACCTTCGTCCGGGCGGCGGTCTGGCCGACGTCGTCGAGGGCCGCGGCTTCGCGCTCTTTCCAGTGGCGGATGTGCCGCTCGATGGCGCGTTGCCGGTCCTTGGCGTCGTAGCCGGCCGAGTTGGCGGTGGGCCGGGGTGGGCGGCGGGTCGCGCCGGGCAGGTACGCGCGCAGGCTGTGCGTGCAGTTGGGGTGCATGAGCCCGTCCGCGCGGGCCTCGTCCACCGTGCCGGCGATGTCGACGGTGACGGTGCCCGGCCCGACCATGCTGTCCATCTCGACCCGGCCCCGCAGCCCGCCGGAGATGGCGAGCACCTTGCCCTCCCACGGGCGGCAGCGCTCGCACTCGCGCGGGCTGTCGGAGACGAGGACGAGGTCCAGGCCGAGGCGCTGCTGCCGGTCGGTCTGGCCCTGCACGGCGGCCCGCTGGGTGACGGTCCGGACGGCCATCTCCACGTAGCTGCTCAGCCGCCAGCGACGCCCGCGCACGTCGGTGAAGCTGGTGAGTCCCTGGTCGACGAGCCGCGCGTACGCGAACTGTGCGGCCTGCCGGCGGGTCTGCCCGCCGGCCACCGACACCGCCGTGGCCTGCGCGATGACCGTCCGGTAGACGTCCAGGACGTGCCGCAGCACGTTGGAGTGCCGCTCCCCGACGTCCCGGGCGAGCGCCGCCGCGAGGGACTCGATGACGCCGGTACGGGGCACGATGGTGGCGGCGCGCGCCGCGGCGAGCCGCTCGGCCAGACCCTCGGGGAGTTCCCGCAGCAGCGAGGCGTCTCCGGCCCGGTACGCCTCCGCTGCGGCCCGCACGATGTGCTCGGGCGCGTCCGCGTCGAGGCGTCGCAGCACGTCGGCGGCGGCCCGGCGCAGGGCGGCGAGCGCACTCAGGCGATCGTCTGCCCAGGTCGGCCCGTCGATGCCTTCGCGCAGGTAGCGGGTGACGAGCTGGAGGATCTGCTGCTCGGCGGCCCGGTACAGGTCGACGGTGTTGCGGGTGATGGCGGCGATCTGTTCCGGGTCGACGGCCACCGGCTACTCCTCGGGCGGTGCGTCCTCAGGCTGCTGGTCGTCGGGCGGCGGGGTGTTCCCGGCGAGCGCGCCCAGTGAGCCGCCGACGTCCACGACCGGAGGGGCGTCGCCCTTGATCAGGTCGACCTCCTCGCGGACCTGGGTGTCGTCCCACTCGGGGTGCACCATGCGGACCATGGTGTCGACGGAGACGGCGCCGGCAGCGGAGAGGAGCTGCACGGTGCGGGCGATCTGCTCCGGGGACTCCGACACCGAGTCGCCGAATTCGACGTTCGGCCGTACCGGCTCCGCCCGGCCGCTGAACTTCGCGGCCTCGACGGCGAGGAGCAGCTCGATGGCCTCAGCGATGGCCGGGCCCCAGGTCTGGATCCGGTTCCCGCGCGTCGTGAACGACTGCCGTTCCCGGGCCTGGACCTCGGTGGCGGTGACCGCGACGTCGCCCTCCTCACCCAGGGTCTGCGAGGACAGGCCGGCGTGCCGGAGCGCGGTCTCGACGATCGCGTCGGCGGTGGCCTTGTGCTCGGCGTGCCGAATCGCGAACTGGCTGAGGGTGATCCCGTCGCCCTGCTGGCCGGGCAGCCCGTTGAGGGCGGTGAAGACCTCCTGCTCGGCGTCCCACGACGCACCCCGGCCGGGCCCCTGCGACTGGAGCATGTACTCGGGGACGAGGATCCGGGAGCGGGCGAGCCGCAGGTCCCGCATCCAGGACGTCCACGTGTCGTCGAGGGCGTCGAACCACTGCTCGTTGCCGCAGTAGTCGGAGCGGCCGAGGTACTTGAGGGTGCCGTCCTTGCGCCACAGCCGGTTCGGGCCGGCGTTCGGCACGCGGACGACGTCGAGCCGGTCGAGGCCGGTCGGCTGGGCGCTGTCCGCGTCGACCAGGTCGGCGAGGTACGCGGACGCGGACGCGTCGGTGAGCGGCACGGCCCGGCCGAGGTGGGTGCTGGTGCCCTCGTGGAGGGCGTACACGATCCGGCCGACGCCCTTGACGACCTCGTGGTGCTCCAGCAGCCGCAGGTGAGTGTCGCCGTCGACGAGCAGGGTGCTCCAGAACGTGACCTCGGTCAGCTTCCCCCACCGGATGACGGGGACCGCGCCGTCGGCGTGCACGGCCGTGAGGAACGCCCGCCCGGGCAGCACTTCCTCGTCGATGACGGGCCGCAGGTAGACGTCGCCGAGCGCGCTGTCGGCTTCGGCGGCGTGGAGCAGCACGGTGGCCAGGCCGTCCTCTTCGAGCTGCTCCAGCCGCGCCTGGACGGCCGCGTCTTCGTGGTCGAGCTTCGGCGGTTCGGAGAACAGGAGGTTCGCGGAGGTGGCGGCGAGGTCGGCGGGGAGCGGGACGTGGAGTCGTCCGTCGCGGCCGGTGTCGGGGCTGGGTGCGCCCCACAGCCAGCGGGACACCATGCCGTAGAGGCCTCCGGCGCGCTGCCCGGGCCGGGTGCGCGGGCGCGCGGTGGCGCGGTTGGCGTACACCTCGCGGAGCCGGTCGGGGTCTCCGGCGTACCAGGCGTCCCAGTCGCGGTATGCGTCGTAGGCGGGGGCGACAGCGGGCGGCGGCCAGGCGCCGGAGGTGGGGATCGGCACCGGACCTCCTTCGGGTCATGCTGCGAGGGCGTGGGCGGACCGCAGCAGCGGACGCCACAGCACCTCCGGCGTCTTGATCGCGTACCTGGCGGCATCGATGCTGTGGTCATCGGCCTTGATCGGGGCGTCCTCGCCCCGCTCGGCAGCCTTGTCGTCCCACGAGTAGCCGGGGATCTCGTCGATCAGCCCTCGGCACGAGGCATGCACGCGGAGCTGGTCGTTGCCGAGCAGCGACGACATCAGCCGGATACCGTCCAGCACCGCGTTGTCGGCCAGCGCCGGGGTCATGCCGTCCTCGTGGAGCTGCAACCGCAGCGACGCGGCAGCCGGGTCCACGACGGTCCACTCCGGCCGGAGTCCGGTCAGCCCGGTCGCGCCGGGGACCTCGATGCGGGCCAGCCAGGCGCGCAGCTCGCGGGACAGGCCGGCGTCGGTCAACTGGCGGCGGGCAACCGCGGGGTCGTGCCGCCACTCGTGGGTCAGGTACAGCCGCCCGTCGTCGCCGACGCCGAGGATCAGGGCGGCGGTGGCGTTGCGGGTGCCGTAGTCGATGCCCAGCGAGACCCAGCGGGCGATCGGGGGCATCTGCTCGTCGGTGACGACGTGGCGGTCCTCGTCGAACATGTCGAAGACGGCGCCCTCGGCCTGCACCCAGCGGCCCTCGATGAACCGCTTGTACCAGAGGCCGACGTATTCGCGGGCCAGGTCGGCAACGTACTGCGGGTCCAGGTGCGGGTTGTCCCGCAGCGTGGAGTGCCAGGTGCGGAGGTTCAGCTCACCCTCGCGGAGCAGGTACTTCTTCCGCAGCCAGTGGTTGGGCGCGTCCGGGTTGGTGGTGCCGAACAGCTGCGCGCCGGGCACCGACAGCCGGGCGAGCACCTGCGTGAAGAACGCCTCGGGCACGGTGGTCAGCTCGTCGCCGTACGCCAGGCACAGCGTCATGCCCCGCACCTTCGGCTCCGCCTTGGAGTCGTTGGCGCCCAGGACGTCGACCTCGCGGCCGAGGATCGTGCCCATCGCGGCGCCCGGGTTGTACTTGATCAGGCGGGCGAGGGGGCCGAAGAGGGCCGGGTCGCCGAGCACCGAGAACACGTTCCGGTTGACGGACTCCCTCGTCTTGCCGAAGAGGAGCACTCGGCCGGAGCTGGGTGCGGCGGCGATGGCCATGAGCAGCCGCAACAGGCTGGCCACGGTCTTCCCGCTGCGGACGCTGCCCTGCCAGATGTTGAGGCGGGCCGTCGATTCGACGATCGACCGGATGTGCACCGGGGAGAGCTGCCGGGCGACCGCTGCGGTGTCAATCGCCATCGGTGGCGGGCTGGGTGAGTTGGTCGTAGGCGGCGCCGAGGCCTGCGGCGAGCGCGCCGAGCATGCTCTTGGCGGCGTCGATGCCGGGGTCGGCGTCGTACTGGTCGAGCTTGACGGCCCGGTCGACGGCGATACCGACGGACTGCATGATCTTCGTCTTGTCGCTGAACGTCGGCTCTGGCAGGTCCCAGTCGACGCGGTCGTACTCCTTGCCGCCGTGGTCGACGTAGTGCGCCGGCTTCCAGAGCTGGGCGCGGAGGCGTTCGGCGTCGCCGAGCAGCGCCAGGGCGAGGGCCGCGCGGCGGGACTTGGCGTCGTCCTTGCGGGCCTCGGTCGCGGCTCGGGTGCGGGTGCGGTCGAAGGTCAGGCCGAGCCGGTCGGCGATCTCGCTGACGGTCTTGCCGCTGCGGCCGATGCGGCGAGCGATCTCGTTGCGGGACAGGTCCTGGGCGTGCAGCTCGCGGACGCGGTCGTGGTCGGCCTGGGTGACGGGGCGGCCGGGGGCGCGGGTCATGGTTCACCTCTTCCCGGAGCCTTGTCCGGTCAGGGGGTCAGGGTGGGGCGGGTCGGTGGTGGGGTGTGCGGGCCGGCCTCCCGCCGCGGTGGCCGGCCCGCATCTCCCCGCCCCTGGCGTCCCGACCCTGGACGCACGACAGCCCGGGAGCGGATCGCTCAACCGGGCTGTGGGGACACTCCACCTGCGTGGCGTGTGAACAAATGATCAGGCAGCGACCTGGGCGTGGTCAAGTCGGCGGGGCCGTCCGCGTGTCGAGCGGCGTACCGCGGCCTCGATGGTGGCGGCTTCGTCGAGGGGTGAGAGGCCGTCGACGGTGGTGAGGTTCTTGCGTTCGCGCCAGCGGCGGACCATTGCTGGGGTGATGTCGGGGCCAAGCCGGGCCGCGAGTTGGGTGGGGGTGCCCCACTCGCGGCCGGTACGCGGGTCACGGATCACGGCTGCGGGTTCCAGGGCGTGGTCATCGGCACGGTGATCGTGGTGCGTGCCACCGCGTGGCCGTCGACCACGACCTTGCCGTCGCGGCGGACGAACACCTCGGTCGTGATCGTGTCGTCGCCACGCTCGATGCGCGCGTCGGCGGGGATGTCGTTCGGGTTGAGGTTGTTGTCCCGCAGCCACTGCAGCAGCCGGGCGCGTTGCTGGTCGGTCATTCCGTGGCCGGTGCGCACGATGCGGTCGGGTGGTGTGACGTGCCATCCGGCGGCGCGGAGGGCTTCGGCCATCTGCTCAGCTCCGGCGAGCGCCTGATCGGTGGTGACGCCGAGGTCGCTGGTGTTGGGCAGGTCGTCGGTCATGGTTCGATTCTCCCTCAGCTTGGCGGGATTCCGGTGACTACACCATTACGGTGGTTATGGTGTTGGTTTTCTGAGTGCTGGCTGTGAATACGTGACCTTGAACGGCCCGAGACGCGCGTCTGAGGCGCGTCTCGGGCCGGTGATGCCTCAGGTGCGAGACGCGTTCTGCTCGGCCTTGGCCATGTCGCAGACCCGGGCGTAGACGGCCCGGTCGCGCTTGCCGGCCGGGATCGTCGCGAGCAGCCGCATCCGGTCGAGCAGCGCGTCGGTGGCACCGAACTGGCGGTGGTGGCCGCAGCGGATGCACAGCCCGTACGGGTGGCCCTTGGAGTCGTCGCTGCCGCAGATCGGGTCGACGCACAGGCACGTCCGGTGGGCGCGTTGGATCGCCGAGCAGTCGACGTGCATCAGGTGCCGCTCGCCGCGCCACCACGGCGCACGTTCACGACCGCCTCCGTTGCTGACGTTGACGGCGTCGCCCTTGCGGGACCGACCGCCGCACCACTGGCAGCGGGTCAGGAGCCGCCGCCGCAGGTGCTGTAGCGGCGGGAGCTGGATGCGCCAGTGGTGAACGTGCCACCGCCAGCCGCGCAGGATGCGGGAGGTCCAGGTGCCGTCGGGCTGCTGGGTGCGCTCGTAGTGCTTGCACACCTCGCCGGAGTCGTGGCCGCCGGGCTCGACGTGCCAGATGGTGATGAGGCTGGGCCAGTACCAGCCCCGGCCGGCGAGGGTCCAGAACGGCGGGTAGGAGCTGGGTCGCCACCACGGGAACGGGTTGGACGCTTCGTGTGCGGCCCGCTCGCTGCCACAGTGGTCGCTGCAGGTGTGGTGGAGGCGGATCACCCAGCGGGGCTTGCCGGGCTTCGCGTCGTGGGAGCGGGAGCGCTGCGGCCAGGGGCGGCGGATCTCGAAGGCGACGACCATCGGGTCATGCATCGCGTGGTTTCCTCTCGGGTCAGTTGGCGGGCTGGGTCTGGAGGCCGTCGAGGTAGACGGCGAGGAGCCGGGCGTGGGGGTCGCCCTCGACGGGCAGCGGGACGGGATCGGTCATGCTGCGGCCTCGGTCCAGGGTCCAATCAGCGTTGAGCCATCCGGCCAGTCGGTGACCGTGCGGCGGTAGAGCTGCGTGCCCCGGTTGCGGGCGAGCACGCCACGCGCGCACTGCTCGGCGTTCGGGCCGCACTCGGGGCGCAGCTTGGCGGGGTCCTTGTCGATGCCAGGCCAGCACACCGCCCATTCGGTTCGCGTCTCGCCGACGGCGGTCAGACGGTCGAGGGAGTGGGCGAGGTCGGCCTCGGGCAGCTCGATGCGAGCGGTCACGATCAGGCGCGCGCCCTCGGGTAGGTCGCTGGCGATCGCCTTGAAGCCAGGGCCGCTGAGCAATCCCGACGTCGGCCGCCCACCCTCGGCCTGCCAGTAGAGACCCGGCAGCGGGCCGGCCCCGTAGTCAACCTTCACGGCGGTGAGAGTGGCGGTGCGCTCCGGGTTCGTAGGCGACAGCACCGCGTCTTCGTCGCTGTGCCGGAAGCAGCGCCAGGGGCACCTCTGGCGGTACCGCTCAGCGTCGGCGCGCTCCCGCTGCGAGTCGTACTCGTAGTGGGCGACCTCGCGGCATCCGGGCTTGGCGCATCGGACTGTGGCGGTCACGGGGCGGCGGGCCATGGTGTGTCTCCTTGATCGATCCGTAGGTGCAGAACTGTGCTATTGGGTCGGTGCGGCCCCCGCGACCGCGCCGAGCACGGCGAGCGTCCGGAGGTACTCGCGCCAACGGTTCGTGTAGCGGTCCCAGTCGGCCACCACGACGTCGCCGGGGCCGGTGAGGGTGACGTAGCGGGCTCCACGGGAGCAGGTGAGGTGCAGCGCCTGCCGGCGGGCAGTCGACCAGTCGGTGGAGGTGGTGCTCACTTCGCCGCCGGGGCAGTAGCCGTACGCCTGCCAGACGACGTGGACGGTCCAGATCACCGGGCACCTCCGACCGCGCCGAGCACGGCAGCCCGGGGCCAGATGTGCGCCACGCCCTCGACAGCGCCCGGCATCCCGCACCCGCACCCCACGCCGGTGCAGAGGCGGCCGGTGGCGCAGACGACGGTCCAGGCGTCGACCGGGCCGGCGGTCTGAACGTGGAGCTGCCGTTCGGCGCAGTGGGGGCAGGGCACGCCGACGAGCGGCGCGGTGGGGGGCGGAAGGTCGAGCCAGTCGCGGCTGCGGATGAGCGCGTCCTCGTCCTGGAGGTGCTTCGCCATGAGCCGCGCCGTTCCGGGGAGCATCGTCGGGATGGCGTGGCGAATCCGGGCGAGGGTGCGGGTCTGGGCGATGCCGAACATGCGGCAGATGCCGTTGAGGCGTCTCTCGGCGACCTCCCAGCGGCTGGCCCATGTGACGACGCGGGCGGGTGGTTCCTCGACGGCCAGGCGGGAGCTGACGGGGTCGGCGTGGCCGCCGGTGGCGTGGCGGTTGCCGTAGGTGGGCGCGTGGAGGATCGCTGCGGCGGGAAGCTGTTCGGCCCAGGCGTTCCGGGCGGCCTCTTCGCGGGCGAGGTCCGCCAGCTGGCCCCTCGCGGTGTGGAGGGACCAGGCGGCGGCCAGGGCGTGCAGGTGGTGAGGCGTCACGCGGTGCTCCTAGCGGGTGGTGCGGTTGCGGATGGTGCGAGCGAGGGGGCGGATGGCCAGCGACACCCATACGGCGGCGAGGGCGGTGAGGATGGCGCCGCCGGGGTTGAGGTGGGCGTCGGTGGCGGCTGCGAGGGCGAGGACCGCCACCACCCCGGCCACGAGGGCCGAGGCGGCGGCGATGGCCACGGTGCGGATGCGCACCGGTCAGCCCTCGGCCTGGTCGATGCGGTTGCCGAGCAGGAAACGGTCGCCGAGGTCGTTGGCGGAGCACTCGTAGCGGCCGGGCGGCACGGGCGGTCCGTCGAGCTGGCTCAGGTCGAGGCCGGCGACCCGGTTGACGGGGCAGTTGAACAGGTCTGGCCGGCAGGCGAGCGGGTGCTGGATGGTCCACCCGTCGGCCCGGAAGTCGATGATGTGGCGGGGGCTGATGTCGAGGCTGGCCAGCAGGACCTCGCCGTACGCCTGGAGCATCCTGTCGTCGGGCTGCTGGTGCCCGTGCTCGGCCGCCCACTCGCGGGCGGCGCGGAAGGCGGCCAGGTTGTGCGCGGGCACGGCGGCGTGCCCGCCCTCGCCGTGCCGGGGAAGAACCTCGGCGCCGATCGTGGCCGCCGCCGCCATGAACTCGTCGAAGGTCGACACGGTGCGCACGTCGATGCGGATGATGAGGCCGCGTTCGTCGCGGGTCTCAAGCCGGAACGTTCTGTCGGGCACCGTTCAGCCCTCCCGCTGCTCGGGGAACGTGGCGACCACCTCCGGGGTAGTCACGACCCGGTACCGGACGACCTGCCCGACCGGAACGGACGGCGGCAGGGTCGCAGCGAGCCGACGGGCGCGCTCCTCGGCCGTCTCGTGGACGCTGCCGCGGGTGTCCATCTCGTCGAGAACGTTGCCGTCGGCGTCGAGCCACCGGTACGCCCACTGGATCTCTTCGCGCTGCGCTTCGCCGCCGTACTCGGGCAGGCCGACCACCTCCTCCGTCGAGCACGTCCAGCACCGCTGGTCCTCACCCGCCGGCATGGTCCGCGAGTACGTGGCTTCGCACGTCGGGCAGCGCCCGCCCGGACCGGCGAGCCCGGCGTCGATGATGGCGCTGACGGCCACCTCAGCAATCCGGGCGGGCATCGCGCTGTCGTCGGACCATCCCCACGTCTGGTTGAGGGCGTTGCGGGCGGCGTCGACGGCGTTCTGCTGCCAGTCGGCGGGCCGGATGGTGTCGTGCGCGCGCGCCGAGCTGGAACCGAGGACCGGCGGTTGCGTCGACTGGGGGATGACGCAGCCGCTGGCGGCAATCGGTACCGGCGTGGTGATGACGCCGCCCGTGGCGAGTGGCGTGGTGGCGTCGGTGTAGGCCTGGGTGAGGGTGCGGAGTGCGGTGTGGGCGGTGGCGAGTCGGTCGGTGAGGTGCTTGGTGCGGGCTTTTTCGGCGGTGAGTTGTTGGCGGAGGACGTCGCGGGCTTCGCGCATCTCGTCGAGTTGCTTGCCGAGCTGGGCGGCGGTCTGCTCCCACTCGTTGCGTTCGCGGCGTGCGGCGTCGCGGTCGTCTCGGGCTTCGTCGCGTTCCTGTTCGGCGGTGGCGGCTCGGGCGTCGAGCTGGTCGCGTTCGTCGTTGGCGAGTCGGTCGGCGAAGGACGGGACGGGGCGGGGCGCGGGGATGCGGTCGGTGTAGGTCACGGCGGGCTCCTTCAGGCGTTCAGGGCGGGGGCGTGGACGGTTTCGACGGGCCGGTCGAGGCGGGGCTCGTCTACGTGCGGCCGGGACGGCACGGTGTCGGCGTGGGTGTTCGCCAGCTCCAGGAGCACGTCCGCGTGGCACGGCTGCCCGATCGGGCACCAGCACGCGAGGTTCTTGCCGCGCAGGTCACCTCGGGCCAGCGCGGCCTTGAGGTGCACGTGGGCGACGATCAGCTCGTGGTCCCAGAACAGCGGCGGAAGCGTGTCGAGCGTGATCCAGCGGCGGAACTGAGCGACGAGGTCGGCGGGCTCGTAGAAGCACTGGATGGTGGGGCCGCAGAAGTCGACTCCGGCCCGGAACGGGTTGCCGTAGCGGGTGGGTCGGCCGACGTAGACGGTGTTGGCGGGCATGCGCCAGCCGGCGGTGCGGCGGCGCTGGATGCGCTCAGGCATGGCGGCGGGTCTCCTCGATGTCGTGGCGGATCTGGCGGCAGCGGGCGCGCCAGGCCTGCGGGCTGGGCGGCCAGGCTCCGTCCCAGGGGTCGTCTGGGTCGGCTGGCGGTGGCGGCGGTATGTGGGCTTGGGCGCGGTGGATGGCTTCCTGGGCGGAGGCGCGGGCGCGTTTCATGCCGGGCGTCAGGTGCCGGTACGGGGCGGTCATGACGCGCTCCGGCGGCCGAGGGGGATGACGGGGGCGAGGCCGGGTGCGGGTGCGCGGCGGCAGAGGGGGCAGCGGGGGCGGCCGTCGGGGCGCTCGCCGGCGGCGAAGGCGCGTCCGTGGACGGGGCAGCCGGCGGGGCGGGGCTCCGACTCACCCACCTCATCGACGGAATCCGATTTTTCGGTCTCGGTCGCGCGCGGACCTGGTAGGGCCGTACGAACCCCGTCTTCCTTGGGGTGGGTAATTACCTGGCCGGGTCTGGGGTGGGTATCGCGGTCCATTGGACCCCCCACGGAGGTTCCATCGGACCCCCCACACCCCGGATTGGTGGTTCCATCGGACCCCCCACGGTTTTCGGGCTGCGGGTCGCGTGGGGGGTCCTGTGGTTCCCCCACGGCGGGTTGTCCGACGGGTTCCGTGAGGGGTCCGGTGGACCCCCCACGCTTGCCGCGTCGCTTCTCGTACTCGGCGACCGCCCGGACCTTCAACGCGGCCGGGGTGAGTACCTCGATGCGGTCGAGAAGGTCGGTGGGAAGCGTCAGCCGGTACTCGTCGCCGCGGTGCTGCCGGCGGGATCGGGCGCGGACTTTCTCGGTGAGGCCGATCTCGACCATCTTGCGTTTCACGGCCTGGGCGACCTTGACGGACACTTCGGCTTCGACGGCGACGGTGGCGTCCCCGGGGTAGATGTCGGTGCCGTCGAGGTTGCCGTGGGAGGCCCAGACGAGGGCGACGGCTTTGAATGCTGCGCCGGAGACGCCGCCTCGGGTGCCCTTGGCGTTGCCCTCGATGAGGTCGCCGAGGCGGGCGCGGCAGATGATCTGCTCCCACTCGAAGCGGCCTACGGGGCGTAGCTCGCGGTCGGTCACCGGTGTCTCCTGGTCTGTTGGTGCGGTCTGGTGCGGGATGGGTGGCCCGGGCGCCGGCGTGACGCCCGGGCCACCGGGGTCACTCGGTGTCGGGGCCGTGGAGGGCGTGGTGGGCGACGGCGGAGCCGCACATGTCGCCGCGGCGGCACTCGCACATGTCGGCGATCTGGGTCAGCGCGGCGCGGAGCCGGCGGACCTCGGCGACCAGTGCGTCGGCAGCACGAAGTGCCGTCAGCGCGTGCGGGTTGTGCTGCGCCTCGGCGTGGGCCACGTTGGCGCGGACCTCGTCGAGGTCGTTGCCTATGGCGTCCAGGTCCAGCTCGGTACGGATGTCAGTGCTCATGCTGCTCGAGTCCTCTCGCGGGTCGTGGTCGTGCTGTTGACCGCCTTGATCAGGCGGCGGGCGTGCGCGTTCGTCAGCCGCAGCCGGTACCGGGCCTGCCCCTCGGTCAGCCCGTCGGCCAGGAGGCGACGCATCGCCTCGATCAGGTCCACCTCGCCGAGCCGGTCCGCGGTGAGCCGCCCGGCGAGGGCCTCCGTCACCGCCCACTCGTCGATCACCGGGGCGTCCGGGTCGGTGGTGTCCGGTACGCAGTTCGGGTCGTCGATGTCGTGCCAGGCGAGCGGCCCGTGCCAGCCCTTCGCCGCGGCACGCGCGGCGGTGATCCGCGACGGACCCGGCCGGGTCGACAGGTTCCGGTACACGGCCGCCACCTCAGCCGCAGTCGTCCGGTGTACGTTCCGGCCCCCGAGGGCGACGATCTGGATGCTCTGCCAGGTGACGCCCCGGCGGGCGGCGATGTCGGTCCACCGCCAGCCGAGGACGGCGAGGGCCTGGAGGCGGCGGCGCGTGCCGGTGGGGTCGATGTACGCCGGCTGGGCCCGGCCCTCCCGCATCCGCTTCTGGTAGATCCGCTGGTCTTCGCGGGCGTGGGGGCAGCGGCAGCCCTGCCGGTAGGCGGAGTAGTCGCCGTGCCGGGTGGCGGTGCACGCCGGGTTGAGTCGGCCGAGGTCGGGCAGGGGGCGGGTCACTGGTCACCTCCGATGCGGCGGAGTTGTTCGGCGTGGGCGGCGTCGACCTGGTCGACGGCCGCCTGGTCGTGGGTGGCGTTGGCCTTCGCGCGGCCGCAGATGCACGGCCGGTCCCCCCGGTGGTCGGCGGGCAGCAGCCCGGACGGGGTGTACGGGTGCGTCCGGACCTGCCGGCGGCTGCGGCGGGTCACGACCGGGCCCCGTAGATCTCCAGCTCGGCCGCCTTCGCCGCGCACGCCCGGTGAGACAGGCCCGTCGGGGACGCGAGCCACACCGTGTCGTCACCCGAGCGGATCGGGTCGCCGTACACCTTGCAGCGGCCGATGACGGGTGCCGCCTTGGGCCGCTGTCGGCCCAGGTTGTTCATGGACTTCGCGGCCATCACGCGCCGCCCCGGAGCCGGTCCAGCTCGTCGGCCAGCTCGACGCGCAGGGCCTCAACGCGGGCCTCGCAGTACGCCACGTACCGCTCGCCCATGCCGTCGAGGTCGGCGGGCACCGCCCGGGGCCCCGGGGCCGGCACGCTGCCGACCCCGGGGAACGCGATGACGTCAGCCACGGCTCGCACCCGCCGCCACCGGGGCCGGCCAGCCGGCACGCACCGACGGGTCACACAGGAAGCACGGCCGACTGCCGACGCAGGCCGGGCCGGTGTGCTCGGCGACGTCGGCCAGGTCCGCGAGCGGGTCCGGCGCGTCCGGCAGGATCGCGTGCTCCGGGTACACCTTCCCCGTCACCGGATCCGGCGCCCCACCGTGCACGTACCGGTCCACCCAGGCGAGGCCGTACCGGTCGAGCTGCCGCTGCGCCCGCGTCACCGCGACGTACGCCAGCATCACCTCGTCCGAGGCGATCCGCGCCGACCCGTCTTCCTGCACCTTCGGCTCCGGGAAGTCGTCCGCGATCCGGACGCTGCCCCACTCCCGGCCCTTCGCCTTGTGGGCGGTGCTGACCACCACATCGGCGTACCGCTCGTCGACCAGCGCGTCGCACACCCGCATCACCTCGTGCGGGCCGTGCCGGTCGATCAGCCGGACGAACACCCGCAGGTCGGCGCCCGCGGCGTCCATCTCGACGTACTCCTGCACCTCCCGCCAGGTGGCGAAAGCGAACAGCTCCGGGTGGTCGGTCGGCGCGCCGGCCTGCAACCGCTGGGCGGCCTCGGCCATGCGGCGGATGTCCTGCCCGCCGCCGACGAGCGCCGGACGGCGGCCCTGCCCCAGGGCGTCGATGACCCGGACCATCGCGCCGCCGTTGGAGCGGCACAGCACCGCGTCCGGTACGGCGACCGGCTCCACCCGCGACGGGATCCGGTCGTAGCCGGTGAGCCGCAGGTCGGTGTTGTCCAGCAGCGACAGCCACTTGTTGGCCTCGTCGGCGACGGCCTGCCCGAACCGGAAGGACTGGGAGAGCTGGAACCGGCGGCCGTCGAAGCTGGCCATCGCGTCCGTCGCGCCGCGCCAGCCGTAGATGGCCTGCGCCCGGTCGCCGACGAGGATCCGCTGCGCCGGCTGCCGCGACACCAGACCGGCCACCGCCGGGTTGGAGTCCTGCGCCTCGTCCAAGAGCACGTAGTCGGCGTGGATGACCGGGTCGGTGAGGATCCACATCTTCAGGTACATGTCGTGGGTGAAGCGGAGCTGCCCGTCGAGGCGGGTCAGGTCGGTGTCCCAGGCCCGCTGGGCGATCGGCACCAGGTACTTCGCCAGTTCGGCCTGGCCGGGCTTGTCGAGGCCGTTGACCAGCGGCACGTGCATCCGCTGGACCTGACGGTCGTCGCTGTAGCAGAACCGCTGGATGGTCTCGCCGACGAGGCGGGCCAGCTGCTGCGGGGCGAGCGTGACCTGGCCGACCTTCACCGGCTCGTTGAGGCCCAGGATCATCGCGGCCTGGCGGGCCGGGACGCGGGGGCCGTTGAGGCGGTGCGCGTACTGGCGGCCGACCGCGCCGTAGGCGAAGGAGTGCGCCGTCTTGCAGGTGACGGAGGCGGGGAACTCCTTGGCGGCGTCGGTGGCGATGCTGCGGTTGTAGGCGAGGTAGGCGCCGCGGCGGCGGCCGGCTTCGCGGGCGAGCATCTTCAGGGTGGAGGTCTTGCCGGTTCCGGCTCCGGCCTCGATGGTGAGGTCGTGGCCTTCGCGGGCGGCGTCGATGATCTCGGCCTGTTCCGGGGTCGGGGTGTGGCTCATCAGGCGGCCTGGCCTTCCTGCTCGGCGGGCGGGTTGTTCTGGGCGACCACGGCCTCCAGCCGGGTGATGACCTTGTCGGCCTCGGGGATGCTGAGCTGCCGCTGCGTGGCGATGGGCCGTCCGGTGACCTCGGACAGGAACCGGAGCCGGTCGTCGCGGTCGGTGAGGTCGGCGTCCCGGCACAGGGCGTGGATCTTCTTGTGCATCGGCTCGGTGGCCGGGTTGGCGGGGATGAGCTGTTCCTTGCGGACCCGCCACTGGGTCTTGATGTGCTCGGCCTCGGCCTCGCTGATCCGGCCCTCGCTGGCGGCCTCGCCGGCGGCCCGCCAGACCCGGCGGAGGCCGGTCTCGTCGGTGCACTGGGCGAGGTCGTCGAGGAGGCCGGTGGCGGCGGCGGACAGGGCGGCCGGCGGGCCGGAGACGGGCCGGGCCGCGGGCGGCGCCGACACCGGCCGGTCCTCACCACCCGAGCCAGGCGCGTCGTCCGCCGTGGACAGCGGCACCAGATCCCGCACGTGCGCGGTCTCCGGGTTGCACTTCAAGATGTCGAAGACCAGCTTCTCCAGCGTCAGGCCCGGGACCGGCCGGGGCCGGTCGATGCCGGGCCGGATACCGGCGTGCACCGAGCGGGCGCCGACGACCATCGGCGGGTGATCGCGGGAGACGCGAACCCAGACGGTCGCGTCGAAGGCGAGGTTCTTCTGACCCTCGACCTTGTACTCCTTGCTGCCCTCGACCGGGCGGCCACCGTTGTCGAGCGCCGCCACCTCCTTGCCCCGCGCCGTGATCACGACGATCCCGGGGAAGGTCATCAGGTGGGTCATCAGCCGCCGGTGCTTGGCGTTGATCTCGTTCCACAGGTCCATCGAGATCTGCGGCTCGGCGTCCGGGGCGATCTGCTTCCCGCGCTTCGCCAGCCGCGCACGGGCCTTGGCGTCGGCGATGCCCTTGAGCAGATCCCACTCCAGGGTTCCGGAGTCGATGCCCAGGACGACGGGCGGCTGCTTGGCGGCGGCGACCCGGGCGGCTTCGGCCTTGGCGGCTTCGACCTGGCCGAGGATGTCGGCGAACGTGCCGTCGTGCTCGACGATCTCGTAGCGGGCTCCGGGGATGGCGCCGTACTCGTCGCCTGCGCCCTCACCGAGGTCGATCCAGTACGTCTGGCCGACCTTGGGTGATGCCGACAGCTCGGCGATCATCCAGCTCTTGCCCGCCTTCTCGCCGCCCTCGATGAGGATGAGGGGCCACGGGACGCGGCCGGTCGGCTTGCGGGTACGCAGGACGGTCATGCTGCTGCCTTCCTCTTGAGCTCGCGGCGCTCCTCGCTGGTCTTGCCGCCGTAGATGCCGAACCGGTCGTCGTGGTCGAGCGCGTACCGCAGGCACGGCTCCTGGACGGGGCAGCGGGAGCAGATGGCCTTTGCGGCCCGGGGCGAGCCGCCCTTCTCCGGGAACCACAGGTCCCCGTCCACCTGGCGGCAGATGCCCTCGGCCATCCACGCTTCGGTGTTCACCGGGTGCTCCCGGCGAGCGCGTCGTAGAGGCGGGCGGGCTCCAGCTCGCCCAGGTCCAGGGGGCAGGCGTCCAGGGGGCACACCTGCGGCAGGTGCGGGCGGGCGCTGATCGCAGCGATCGGCCGGCGGAACGTCGTCGCCGCCGGGGCGGGCGCGGCCTCGATGGCGAGCCGGTGGCGGCCGCCGAGCGGGGCGACACCCGGGTGCTGGGTGTGCGCGTCCGCCCAGTCGACGAGGCGGTGCCAGCCGGCAATCGCGCCGACGATGGCGGCGGAGCCGACAGCCACCACTGCGGGGGCGGCGACGGAGAGCATGGCGACGTTGGTCATCGCGTGTCCTTGGGGTCGGTGAGAGGCAGGTCGGCGATGGTGGCGAGCACGACCTCGGTCAACGTGGGCCGGCGGGCCGGGTGCCGCCGCTGGTCGCGTTCGCGGATGAGCTGGTCGCACGCTTCGGCGGTGAGCTGGACTTCGGAGCGCAGGGAGCGGATGCGGCTGCGCTGGTGGCCGCAGCGGGCGGTCAGGGCGGCGTTGCGGCGGTCGGCGGCCCGCCAGGCGGCGACCGCGGCGGCGAGCGCGGCGGTGAGGACCGCGACGGCGGCGGCGAGCACCGGGGCGAGGACGTCGGCGGTCATGCGGCACCCCGCTCGCGCCGGTCCAGCTCGGCGGCCGTCACGTGCTGCTCGGCCAGCTCCCGCAGGTTGAACGGCGGCAGCGGCACCACCGGGGTCATGTACGTGCCGTCGGGGGCCGGGTACTCGCCGAGGGCGACACCGCGCCAGTAGGCGCACTCGTCGTCGTGCGCCTCGCCGGGCAGGTGCCCGCACAGCGGGTCGTTGCCGAGGTTGATGCCGCGGCCGGTGATGGCCCAGCCGTCGCCGGCCTTCGCGGTGGTTGTCTGCTCCAGGTCGCCGCGGTCGTAGCGCAGGCCGGTCGGGTCGTCGACGCAGGGGCCGGGCAGGGTGGGCGGGTTCGGGCCGGGGTAGGTCGGGCCGATCGGCTGGCTCATCGCGCACCGCCCTCGGCGTGGTTGCGCAGGGCGTCGGCGAGGCGCTGAACGGCGGCGAACTGGCGCTTGGCGGCCCTGCGGTGGCGGTCGTAGCGCTCCTTCGCGCTGTCCTGCCCTTCGCGGTATCGACGCTCGGCGTACGCCGCCTTCGTCGTCGACCCGCCGTAGCGGATGACCATCTGGACGAGGGCGTACCGCAGCCAGCCGGTGGTGATGGGCTGCGGCTCGGCGTGCATCGGGCCGCCGCTTACGTTCTGTTCGGTACTCTGCGGGTGCATCTGGACTCCTTGAATCGCGCTTGGATCCGGGTGAAGGGAGCCCCTGGGCCGTTCGCGGCGGCCGGGGGCTCGCGTCGTTTCAGGCCGCGGCAGTCGCCTCGGCCCGGCGCTGGCGGGCGACCGCCGTACGCTGGGTCACCTTCTGGAGCAGCTCCGGCTTGTTCTTCTGCCGCTCGATGTAGGCGAGGCACGACTCGTGGGTGACCTTCGGCATGTGACCGACGGGCACGACGTCGAGCTCACCGGCGGAGATCAGGCCGGACAGGAAGCGCCGGCTGACACCGCCCAGGACGACGCAGGCGTCGTCGAGGCTGTAGAGGAGGGGCTGCACGGCCACCTTGTCGGTGCCAGCCCCGGCAATCTGGGTGCCGTTCATGGCACTGACCATACATGCCTCTGCCTGTCAGTGCCAGATACGGCACCCATCACCTTTTCGGGTACTGCTTGGTAGCCATCAGGGCCGTACCCTCAGCCCATGACTCTCATCGATACGCGCTTGCCGGACGCTCCGCCTGTCGTGATCGGTGAGAGCCAGACACGGCACCAGAGCCGCCCGCGCAACGGGGGTGCCACAAACGGCACCTACGATCAGCCTGTGCCAGCCAGTGCCAGCCAGGACCCGCGCGTACTCGCGTTCGCGCGGTTCGTGCGCCGCGCCCTCGACGAAGCCGTACGCGACCGCGGCATGTCCATCGAGGACGTCGAACAACGCACCGGCCTCGGCCGCTCAACCATGTACCGCTGGCGCCGCGCCGAAATCGCCAACCCCCAACGCACCCAGGTCCAACAGTTCTGCGACGGCCTCGGCATCCCCCGCACCGTCGCCTCCCAGATCCTCGGCTGGGACGGCACCCCCGCGGCGGCCGAACCCGACCCAACGACCGACCCCGACCTGCGCGCAGTTGCGAGAATCTTGATGGACCCGGCCGTCCCCGACGAGGAGAAGACGGTCATCCGCGCGACGCTGCGCCACCTGGCCCGCAGGAGGTAGCCATGCCCCGTCAGCCCAACCGCCGACCGAAGATCTACAAGGGGGCGGATGGGCTGTGGCACTGCTACGTCACCCTCGGACTCAAGGACAACGGCAAGCTCGACCGCCGGCACCGGCAGGGCCGCACCGCGACCGAAGTGTCAGCGAAGGTCGATGAACTGCTGGAGCGTCAGAAGCGCGGCGGCGGTGTCCCCCAGCGCATCGAGACCGTCGAGCAGTGGCTGACCCACTGGCTGGAGAACGTCATCCGGCCCAACCGGGCCTGGGGCACCTACACCGCGTACCGGTCGCTCATCTACAACTACGTGGTGCCGCACATCGGCGCGTGGCGGCTCGACGGGCACACCCGCCGCCTGGAGCCGGAGCACGTCGAGGCGATGTACCGGCGGATGAGCGAGACGCGGATCGTGCGCGGCAGCCGGGCGGCCGGCGCGCCGGTGACGATGTCCGAGGCGACCGTGCACAAGGCCCACCGGATGCTCACCAAGGCTTTGCGCGATGCCGTGCGGCGCGGCAAGGCGTCCCGGAACGTGTGCGAGCTGATCGACCCGCCCCGCAACCGGGGCCAGCGGGTCGACGCGCTGACGCTCGCCGAGACGCAGGCCGTCATCCAGGTCGCCCTCGGCGACGAGCTGGCCGCGCGGTGGCTGCTCGGTCTGCTCCTCGGCCCTCGGCAGGGCGAGACGCTCGGGTTGCGCTGGTCGCGCGTACACCTCGACCCGCCCCCCGGTGAGGACCCGTACCTCGAGGTGGAGACGCAGATCCAGCGGCGGACGTGGCAGCACGGCTGCGACGACCCGCAGGCCTGCGCCGCCGAGCGGCACCGCCGGCCGTGCCCGCCCCGCTGGGAGCACGGCTGCGCCACCCCGGCCGCCTGCAAGGGTCGGCCGCACCTGTGCCCGCGGCGCCGTGCTGGGGCGGGCTGCCGGCGGCACGTGCGGGCGTGCCCGCCGCCGTGCCCGCCCGACTGCACCGGCCACGCCGTGCACTGCCCGCAGCGGCACGGCGGCGGCCTGGTCGAGGTCGCGCTCAAGACGGAGAAGTCCGCGAGGTCCCTCGCGCTGCCGACCGTGCTGGTCGACCTGCTCCGCGCGCACCGGGCCCGGCAGCAGACCGAGCGGCAGCTGCTCGGCCTCAAGTGGACCGCCGACGGCCTCGTCTTCGCGCAGCCGGACGGCCGGGCGATCGACGCGAGCACCGACCACCGCGCCTGGGAGGAACTGCTGCACCGCGCCGGGGTCGCGGACGCGAAGCTCCACGCCGCCCGGCACACCGCCGGCACCATCATGGTCGCCTCGGGCACGGACACCCGGATCGTGCAGGAGATCCTCGGCCACACGCAGATCACGACCACACAGATCTACGTGGACGTGGCGCAGAAGGTGAAGCGGGAGGCCGTCGACCGGGCCGTGTCCGCGCTCATGGACGGGAACCTGGCGGCGCTACTGCAACGCGACACTGCAACGGAGCGGCCCGGAGGCTGATCTCCGCAGGGCATGGAAAAGGCCCCGTGACCTTGGCGTTTCGCCTGGTCACGGGGCCTTCCCGTTGGGTGGAGCCGCCTGACGGAATCGAACCGTCGACCTACGCATTACGAGT